ATACATTTTTAGCCATTTTTATCTACCATTCCTACAGTTAATATAATCTGCTGTAATTTTTTCTAAATCTTTTGATTTAGTTTTTAATTCATCTAAATTATCTTTTGTTTTTTGAACTGTTAATTCTCCTTCTAAATCATCACCAAAATTTAAATCATAACCAGATTCTGTTTGCTTGTTTCTTAAATTTAATAATCTTTCTTCTACAATTGGATTGTCTTTTTCTAATGCTTTTGCATCTTTATTTATAATTTTTTGTTGAAAATTTTGTAATTCTATTTGATCGGAAGTTATTTTTTTTGAAGGATCAATTTTAACTGTAGGAGTTTCTGCTTCACCAACACGAAGAGTTGCATCAGCATTAACAACACCAGTTACATCTACAGGATTTTCTTGCATAACATCACCTATAGCCTTTTGAAGTAATAGTTCTCTAGTTCTAGGATCTGTTTTTTCTAATTTCATCATGATGTCACTATTTTCTGGATAATACTGTTTATATAAATTTAATTCTGGTTCTCCACCAGTACCAGCATCTAAATCTTTTTTATTTTTAATTAGTTGTTCTTGAAACTTTCTAGCAGTTCTAATATCTTTTAATTTACCTGCACCCACATGAAGTCCAGTACCAAGAATAGTGCCAAAGCCAATGTTTATAAAACTATCTACTATTCCATAATCTGCTTGTATTTGTTTTGCAGAACTATAAACAATAGGCTCAACAACTGCTGCACCAAAAGATCCTTCAACTGCACCTCTGATTGCTCTTGCTCTTGGCAATGTCATACTAGGTTGAGCAACAAGTTTAGCAAATCTAGCTTGACCAAATACAGGAATAAAAGATGCTCCAATATTTATAGGATCAAGAAAACTACCACCAATACCTACTGCTAATTTTGCAGCACCCACATAAAAACCACCAGAAAAAGGATTCCATGATCCTTGTGGTCCACGCTCTAATATACTTTGTCTTTCTCTTTCTTCTTTTTTCTGATCAACCATAATATCTACAACAGATTGATATTCATCATTTTCAAAATACAAACCTAAATCTGAATACTTTTTGTTTAATTCTTGTTTACTAATTGGCTCTATACCTTCTTCTTGTGATTGATTTTTAGCATCTGAAATTTGATAACTTTTATATAATCTATATGCTGGATTAAAATTTATAGTCTCTTCATAAGTAGCACCTAATACTTCACGAAAAGAAGTTTTGTATTGATCATAGCCAGACTCTTTAGCTGTTTCGTTTACGTTTAAACCAAATGTAAAATTTGCCATGTTACTTTAAAATTTGAAATGCTTCTGTAGGAATTTCACTTGGTCTTTTTCCAAGAGAAAAATCTTTTTCTTTCATTTTTTCTTGAGAACCAAGGTACCCTCTAGACATTTGTTTTTTAGATTCAATATCTAAGTCAACTACAATATCAAATCCAGGAACTGTATCTTTATCCCAATCTTTTGGAAAATATAATGGATTTCCATTTGCATCTTCAACTATTCCAAAACTATTTCCACTTAATACAATACCAAAAACAAAACCTTTTCCATCTGGTGAATTTCTCCATTCTCCATTTTCTCTCATTTGATACTGCATTTTTTCTGTTAATTGCTCACTTGTAATACCTTCTTTTTTAGAACTAAAAGTAGTTAAATTAAGTTTTGATAAATAATTATTTTTTATAATTTCCATCATTTGTTTATTTCTTTCCATTTTTTGAGGAAGAATTCTTTTTCCTGTAGTAGAATCTACAAAAGTTTTTTCAAAATAATAAGTATCTTCTATATCAAAATTTTTAGTAAAAAAATTTGCTGCTTTTTCTGCTGCTGCATTAAAAGTTTTTACATCACCATTTAAAAATTCATTGGCTCCATATTTTGCTAAAAATTCAACAACATCTTCAATTACTGGAATTTCATCACTAGGATCAAAAGGAACATTTCTTCTTATGACGTTTTCTATATCTTTAAAATCTGAGGTTTGTCTAATAGCTGTTCTCATTTTTTGAAAACTTATATCTGTATCACCCATATCTTTTAAGTTTTGTTTTATATCTTTTATTACGTCTGGATCATCAAGACTTAAAAATTTCATTTTATCTTCTTGAGTTGCGAAACCAGCACTTATCATTCTTGCACCTTGTGGTAATCCATCAATCATTAATTGTGCTAATGCTTCATCTTCTAAATTACCATATTTTGTAGCTAAACCTTGAAGCATAGCTTCTTGTAAATTAACATTTTTATCTTTAGCTGCTTGTTTATATTCACTTATAAATTGTGATGACATAGAATTTGTCATTACTTTTTGATTAGTTTTTTTAATACCAAGATTTTTAGTTTGGTATTCCATTATACTAACAGCAAGTTCTTTAGAAAGACTTGCAGCTATATCTGGATTTTGTTCATTTTCTAATTGTTGTACTAAATTTTTAATATCTGGACTAGTTCTAATAGTATATTCTACAGGATCATTTTTTATATCTTCTTGTCTTTGAGCTACAATTGACTCATAAGTTTTTTTAATATCTTTTGCTTTATCATAAAGATACATTTCTTCTGCTTCTTTTATCAAACCTTCAGAAACTTTATACACTTCTTTTTCACTTGATCTTAAAAGTATTTTTATATTGTCTGCAGTATCTCTAAAAATAGTCTCTTGTTGAATCATTGCGTTTGCAACTTCTTCTGGAAGAACTTCTGCTACTAATTCTAAATCAAAAGGCTCAACATCTTGACCATCATTTATTTGTTCAACATGAGATTTCCATTGAGCTTGAACAATAGGTATTAAGGTTTTTTGAGCTTTATCTATTAATTGTATTCTTGATTTATAATTTAATCCTACAAAATCATTTTCATTTTTTAACATTTTCAATGCTTCTCTAGGAGAATCAGAAATCATTTTCTCTGCTTCTAAATATTTTATTTCATTAGGTATTCCTGCAATCATACTACCTAAAACTGCATCTGAAACTTTACCTTTATAGTTCGTTGTATATAAATTTTCTAAATCACTACCCAAAACTGCATAATCAAATCCTTCATCAGTATCTATAGCAGTTATCATTAACTTTTCTTTTTTTTGACTAACTAAAGTATCTAAAGCAATTAAAGTATTTTTTTCAACTGCTGTACTTGTTCTAAATATTCCTTTCTGCACTTCAGATAAAGCATACTGATTAAATAAAGTTCTTGAATTATTGTTACTTGCTAAACTAGAATATTTTTGTATCAACATATTTGATTTACTTTTAACAATAGATTGTGCTTGATCATTATTTTCTAAATTTCCTGCTTCATCATAAACGTCTTGCATATCTCTGATAAAATCATTTTCTAATCTCAATGCTTCTGTTTTATTTTCAAAATCTTTTTTCTTAACTGCGTGTTGTACAATTTCTTTTGTTACAGGTGCTAAAGCAGATCCAATAGTTTGATCAAGACTCATTTGAATATTAGATTTAACAGATCCAACTTCACCTGTTATTGTTGCTTCAGTTGTAAATGTAGGTATTTTTGGCATTACATTATATCTCCAGGATCTCTACCATATCCACTTTGACCAAAACCAGTATAACTTTTACTGTAAGATTGACCACCACCAAAATTACCCATATTAAGTAAACTTGTTCCTGTAGATCCTATTGTTTGTATTTGAGCCATTCTAGATTGTTCTCTAGCCATTTGACCAGATATTTTTGCAAAGTTTGCTTCTTCAATTTTTTTAGATTGAGCAACTTGAGAATTGTATCTCATAATATTTTCTTGCATATATTTCTCTCTAGCATTTGCTGCAGCTATTCTATATGCTGTGCCTGTTCCAGAAACAACACCAGATTTAGCAAAAGCTACTTCTGCTTGACCTACTAATTTTTGATAAGATTCATTAAACCTAGCAATATCAAATTCAGTTTTTTGTTCTATTTGTAAAGATTCTTGTTCGGCAACTTCTGCATTTCTATTTTGAACTGATTGATTAAATTTACCAATTTTACCTTGTTGTTTAAATGTTGCTGCGCCTATTGCGCCTACTACTGCTGCTTGCCAACCCATTAGAATAGCCTCGCATACATATATTGATCTGAACCATCAAAGCCAAATTTTTTCATTAATCCTTCTTCCTCTAAACCTAACCACTTAGCAAATTTTAAGCCAGTTGTATAGTTTGCTCTTACAGCAGTTTGAACTCTATTGATATTATTTTCTTTAGCAATCCTTGCGAAATCTTTTCTAATTGCTCTTGCGACTAGCAAAGGATGATCTAAAGCATCTTTAGTAGCTAACACCCAACCTTCTGCAACACCATTCCAAATAATTTTCATACCTGCAGCAAAGATAGGTTTACCATCAATCATACCTGTAAATGCTAAGTTATCTTGTTCTAGGTTCTTTGCGTTACCATCAAACTCCATATCCTTATCCATCAATGTATGATTCATCTGTTGCTTCATAATGTATGCTCCATGTTCTCCTTTGTATGATACTATATTTAATATTCTATCCATCGTTAGTTTGAAGTTTAGGGTATAATGACAGTATCGTCAAAGGCAAAGGTTGTGTTTGTCTTACAAATATAAAACCATCTGTTTCATAATTCCCTCTAAATTCTATTTCTTTGTCTCCTGTAAATACATTGATGCCAGTATCCATTGCGTTAGCTGAAGATCTAAATGGTATTCTTTCCATGTTAGCTAGATCTGGACCAATCTCGATACCAATACTTTCGTAAAGTCTAGCAGTAATCTCATAGATTCTTTTAGTTTTACTTTGCGATGTACCATTCTGTGAACCAGCATCTATTCTCATTGTTTGTAATAAGGATGTGTAGCTTAATCCAATTTTAACTTTACTTGCAGATCTATCTAATGTGATCTCTCCAGAACTTACAACCTTGTCTGGATGCGTTGCACCATCAGCTAATATTGAAACTGTTTGACCCTCAAGGTGTGATAAACCAGATAATGTTGTAACTGCAGATCCACTATAAGATAATTGTGAATCTAAAAAATTAAATGAAGTATCATCTGTTTCGTCAAAGTCATATTGATGAATAAATTCTACATATCTTTTTGTTGCACCATTGATTGTTCTTTTTACAATTACCCATGTTTGATATTCAGAATCATCTGTTGGAATTGTTGCAACACTTTCACAAACTGCATTACCACTTCCAAATGCTCCACCAAATATATGCCTGTGAAAAGCAACTACTTGTTGTTCTCTTTGATAAGTTAAACCAACTAACTGACCATCATTTCTTGAACACCAAATAATTTGATTAGGTTCTTGTTGATACGATAGTTGTTTAAATCCACTTTCAGAAATGTGTTCGGCAAGGATTGTTAAGTCTGGAGCAACATAACCATCAACGTCAAAGTTGTAAGCTAGTTCTCTTAATTTTCTTCTAGCTCTTTGGAGAAAGATAGTTGCGTTACCAACAGCTAAAGCATCTACGTTTGCTGCACCATTGTTAGATTGTTTTTTAATTAATATGTTTGTAGGTGTAATAGCATTATCAGCTCCACCACCACTAACTGCAAACTCACCACCAGCTGTACCAATAATTAAAGTTCTTGTAGCTGTCATAAATCTAATTGCATTTACTTGGTTAGATGCAATTGTATAAATAATACCATCATCATCTGCTACTACCCCACCTCTATTTTCATCCATGTTTTCGTAATCGCCAGATTTAGAAAAAAATATTGTTTGTGGTTGAGATAGTGTTGCAGCAAAAACAAGTCTTTGTTCAAAAAAGGTTACGCAAGAAGGATGACCTGTAGTATCTGAGAATGAACCTAGCGACCAATTCGTTGATGAACTAGATGAACCCATATCTTCTAATACTTGAACCTTAACAACAGTTGCAGATGTTCTTGCAGTTATTTTTCCATAACCACTTCTAAATCTAACTAACCTTCCAATGTCTGTTGTTTGAAAACCTGTGTTACTATTAATACCTGTTGTTGATGAAGCTGTTAAAGTTCTATTACTTCCAACTGTGTGAGCTGACATACTAATTGTTGTTGATGTAATATTATCATCCATATATGGTCCATCAGTAAAATTAATTTCTGTTAGTGTCCAAGATGTGTGACCTGTTCTTGCAAGTTTTCTAGCAGCATGATTAGGATGACAAATGTACATAACATCAGCAGATTGTGCGAACTTAATATCAAATAGTTCTGCTTCTAAATAAGGTGAAGCTATTTCATAAGCTACAGCTGGAGATCCAGATAATATTTGACCATCATCTTTATAAAATCTTATGTACTGATTACCAAACTCAAGTATGTAAGTTTGTGTTGTACTAAACTCAAAAGGAATTAATCTTGTTTCTTTAGAACTATCTTTTACTTCTGCTACGAACTGTGTACCACTTCTTCTTGCTGCACTTCCATGAGGAAACACAATCATATTTTCTAAAGTCTTACATCCTGTAGGATATTTTTGTAAATCATTTCTACCATCTAACCTTGGTGATAATTCACCACCTGTGAAGTTCGTTAATTGAACAGCAACTCTAGCCATAGGTTAGTACCTTGAGTTTACAAAAGTAGAAGCTCCAACAACATCTGCTTGACCATTATCTGGATTAGTATTGTAGCCTTCAGTAGCATCTACAAATCTAGCTTCTTTTAATTTTTCTTGAAATAAATTGTACATATTAGAAGCAACAGGATTAGATGATGTTACTGCGTAAGCAATGTCAGCAGCTAATGCAGCTGAAATTGTTTCTCTTAACAATTCATCATATTGATTTGGATCTTCAATTCTTGCAACATATTGTATTTTAACTGTTCCATGATTTGCTACAATTTTTCTACCTTCTACTTTGTAATCATAATCATAATTTAAAATTGTAAGAACTCTCAAACAATCTGCAGGTAAAGTAAACTGATAACTAAAACCCCATGAAGGAGTTTCTGTATCTTTTGCAAGTTCAACTCTTTTAATTAAAGAGTTCCAGGGATGAGATCTAAATAAACTATCTCTAACTTGTGTGTATCTTGCGTTACAAAGTCTTGCGTTTTTTGAATCTTCTGTAAGTGTTAAGATTGTTGATGCACCAAGTTGATTTAATGCTCCATTACAAATGTCTACTACTGATGCCATACTACTTCCTTATAATATACTTTCGCCTTATATGTCTATCTTTTTCTAAGGCAAAAATTTCTTCTGTTGTTCTCTCTTCTTTAGTATCAAATCCATAATGATTTTTGCTATCATTCTGAAATCTGTCTACCAAAACATACCTATATACATAATTCTCTTTTTTAAAATGTAATACAGGTTTTAATTCTTGTATCTTTTTCATGCACTTTAGGGGGTTTCCACTCTCGCTTCCACCCCCTAAAATTCTATTTATTATGCTTCGTGTGCTTGAACTTCCACAACTTTAGCTTCTTCCATTCTAGTTGCACCGAATGCAGCAGAATAGTAAACTTGAGTTGCGTAGCCTTTGTCAGATCTTTCATCGATTCTAGCAGTAGAATCTTTACCAACAGCTAATGCAACACCATCTTGTACGAAAGCGATACATTTTCTTTTGTTAGTAGCGATTGCTAGTCTGTTAGAAACACAGAAATCAAAGCCAAGGAATGTATTAACATCTCCAGCAGCTAATGCTTTTACTGTGTTGAAGTCACTTGAAGTTACTTCAGTAGTTCCTAATAGATCAGAGATCTGTTTTGGAGATACTACGATGTATCTTTTTAGTGAAGGATCAACGTCAGCAAGATCGATGATTTCTTTTGCTTGTCTTAATTTAGCAACAGTTAAACCAGCAGTTCCAGCTTCAACGATTTTTTGACCAGCAGGTAATGCAACAGCAGTACCACCAGCAACACCTGTGTCAGATGAACCAAGTGCAGCAGTAATGATAGCATCATCCATTGCTCTACCCATTGCATAAGCAGCAGCTTGTGCATAGCTAGAAGTAGGATCTACTAACATTCTTACTTTATCTAAATCGTCTACAAGATCTGCAAACTCATAGTCTACCAAGCTAACTCTTCTTCTTGAGTGAGGAGTATCTGCTTGTGGAGTGTCTGAGTGTCTAGTTGATCTTACAGTTGCAGTTACAGAACCAATTTGGTCGAAGAAAGCATTCTTCCCTGTAACAGACTCAAGTCTCACTTTATCTCTTAAAAGTGATCCTTTTTGTTGTGATAACATTTGTATGTTTGAACTGTATTGTTCTACAAATGCTTTTGTTATTTCAGTTGACATATTATGTCTCCTTAATTGTTAAGTTAATGTTAAAACAAAACAGAGACGTTATCAGAAAATCTGGCTTCTCTTGCATTTTAAGTCTGTTAGACTAGAGTCTATTCCTTCTTGTCAGTAAGGTTCGTAGAACTTGTTTTACGAATTGTCTTACTTTTCTTAGGCGAATTTTCATTCGCCATAGAAACCCATTTATAATATTCTTCGCAGATTGGCAAGGGATTAGATTTTTGATTTTCTGATCCACTCTCTACAACAATACGAAGTATTTCTAATTTTAATTCTTCTTTATCCATTAAGCATAGTTCTTAAAGTAAATACTTGTTGAACTACTTTATCATGATCTGGATGAGACTTATTCCAATATGGACCATCTCGATCATTAACAAGTTTACTAATCTCAGCTTCATAGTCTGTACTTCTATCAACGCTTTCGCTTTCAGTACCAACCAATTTATCTTCAGATAATATGTTTGCAATGTTTGCAAAACCTTTAATAACTTCTGGATGATCTCCTAATCGTGTACCATCTTTTAGTTCCATATCTAAGATTTGTGGATTCATATTTGCTTTAGCAACTGATCCAGCTTTTTTTATATTATCTTCATACGATCTACCCCACTCCTTACGAAGTTCAGCTTCAGCATTTGCTTGTGCAGTTTCAGTATCTATTCTTGCTTGTTGTGCAGAACCTTCCATAGAGTTTTTGTAATACTCTAATATACCTTGAGCCTGTTTATTATTTAAACCTAGCTTGTGAGCATTCTCTGCAAAAGATTTTATTGCACCATCATCTAATGGAACAGTATCTGATTGTACTTCTAGTTGATATTTGTCTGGTGATTCTGGTCTACCAAGTTTTCCATAAACTTCTTGCCATTGATCTTCTGTTGAGTTTTCATTTGGTACTGCAACTTTATCTTGACCAATCATTCTAGTTGCGTTGATATAACTTTTTGCTAACGCATCTATTTCTGTAAACTTAGCAATGTTTGGATCTGCTCTAAACTCTTCTGAGATTGCTTCTTTCCAAGACTTAGCAACAGTTGGAACTGATTGCTCAATCATTGTTTCTTGTTTAGGAGTGTCTGTAGTAGTTTGTGTTGTCTCTTCTACAGGCACATCATTTTGTGTTATCTGTTCATTTGACATTCTTATTCTCCTTTTGCAGCATTTGTTTTATAAATAGAAGTACGCTGCGTTGACCTTCCATATATGCACTTTCATGGCTATCACCTTTTACATTAGTGGTAGAATGATAATGACATCTTTTTTCTAAGTCAGACAAAACCTCTTTGCCTTCGTCTGTATTAAAAATATATTGATAGTTGTCTCTAAGTTTTTTTACTAGATTCTCTAGCTGTTTATTTGATTCCATAAATTATTCAACATCAGCGTTTGCCAAAGCCTTTGCTTCTTCTGGTAATGCTTTTGCTAATGGTGCTACTTTTCCCCCTGCTTCTGCTAGTTGTTGTACTTGTTGCATCTGTTGCATTTGTTCTTGTTGTTGTGCTGCTTGTTGTCTTTCAGCATTTAATTCAGATTGTGGTTTTAATATTTTTTGTGGAACACCAACAATGTCTGTTAAGTGTCTAACAAGTTTATCCATATTGATATGATCAAATACTGGAGCAACATTTGATAAGCTACCTAATATTTCTATTGCTCTCATAATAGAAGATAACTCTGTAGACTTTTGTGCTTTTGCAAGTGGTGATACATATTCTATTTCTATATCTTGACCTGCTAAAAATTCTGGAGCTGGTCTAAATAAATTTTTTCTAAGTATTAATGCGAATGCTCTATCGATCAATGGTTTTAATAATTCAGATTGAAGTCTGCCAAGAACTGGACCAAGCAATCTCATCTTCTCTTCGTTCCTTTGAATAACTTCTGTTGCTGTCATTTGTGGACCACTCTGCATCATTAATTGATTTACATAGAAAGCATTTCTAATTGAGTTTCTTCTTTGCTCTTCCATGTTTAAACCTAATGGAGTGTTTGCTCCAATATTTAATGGTTCAATTCTATCTCTAGTTCCTGCTCTATAAAAATTTAAACCACCAGGTACTGTTCTTACTGGTAACATAAAACCATCATCTGGAACTAGTAATGGTGGATCAACTTGTTTTTGTGCAGACTTAATTGTAGTCTTTGACATTTCGTTTAGCATCTTAACGTCTGGCAAAGCTGTCATTGCTGGAGATCTACCATAGATTTCGTGTGATGCTTTTAAGTATCTTGGTACTACAAAAGGGAACTCTCTAAAACCAGATACAGATAATTCATGACCAGATTCTGCATCTAGGTATACAGATTCAAATGGCATATTTTGTTTATCTTGTTTCTTAGGATCAAAGTCAGATCTGGGATATACTGCATGCATGATCTCTACTTCTTCGTAAGGATCTTTGTTTGCTTTAGTTGCTATGTTAATTGATACATCGCCAAACTTTTGTATTACTGCTCTTGCAGACAAACTAAACTTTCTAAATACTGTATCGATTCTTCCTTTATCATTTTCTGCAATAAATATTTCGTTAATGTGTCTTGTAGAAAATTTTAAAATATCTTCATCATCTTCTTCAATAAACATTGCAGCAGTTCCAAATGTAATTAGATCATGATACAGTTCAAATATTTCTTGTTGGAAGTTAGATTTATTAAATGCTGTATACATAACTTCTGTTGCATCTTCTAACCATTCCTTTGCTTCATCCTCATTCTCCATATCGTTTTGTTTAAATCTTAGAGAGAACCAAGGAGTAGATGGGTTAGTCAACATGCCATGTAGTGATGCTGCTAATAGTTCTACTGATTGTAATGGTGAACCATCAAAAATTAATTCAGTTCTTTTATCACCTTTAGATCTTGTTTTAGTAACATCAGCTTTTCTTGGTTGCATATAGTCTGCAACTTCTTGCCAATGACTTTCCCAATTTTGTCTTTGTGATTTTAAACGATCATATCGTTTTAATAAATTTTTTGCTTTATCTGTTTGTGCCATTATCTACCTAGTAAACTTGGTTTACCTAAAGTCAAGCTACCAGTTACTCCAGTAACTCCTGTTAGGATTGTTGGCGATCTTCCTTTAGCTTTATTTCTTCTTTTTCTTTTTTCAATACTATCTTCTACTACATCTGCTGCTTCGCTTTGTGAAACTTCTGCTGTAGTTGGTGCTGTTGTAAGTAAAGTTTTTCCACCAATATTTTTTTCAACCACATATGACCCAGTATTATTTGGTTTAACAGTACCTGATGTATTACGATCATTACCAGTAGAAATAGTTTTACCCATAGCATCTATTGATCCAGAACCTCTACCTTTCATGTAACCTTCAAAATCTTGTATAGAAGCACCATAAAATCCACCACCAGGTTTTGCTTTTCCTTTAACATTTCTTTCATAGTAAGATTTATTTACATTGAATGTTTTTTCTCCTATTAATTTTGAACTAATAGATCCAAAAATTGAAGGTATGTTTTTAGGTTTATATGTATATGTTTTAAATGCTTCAGCATCTTTTTTTTCTTTAGCAACTTTTAATGCTAATTCATTTTTTCTTTTTTGTTCAGTTGAAATTGTTGTTTTTTTATAGGTTTTTGTTTTGTAAGTTTCTTTTACATTTTTTTTAACATTGTTATTTGCACTTGTATTGTTAGATCTTGTTGAGGTTTTTTTATTATTTGTTGTAATACCTGCGTTATAAGAATTACTATTATACGCATTAGAAGTTCTATAACTTTCTCTTGTAGTAGAACCTGGAGAATAATTTTTAGATGCTCCGTATCCGTATGGCATATTATTTTCCGAAAGTTAAAGATGATTTAGTTTCAGATTTAGTTTCAGATTTAGATTCTCTGTTTACTGCTACACCATTCTGTAAATCATTCATGTTATTAAATTTAGGTTCTGCTTTTTTTGCAGCAGGTTTCTTTTTTGTAAATGCTTTTTTAATTTTATCTAACATATTATTCTCCTAATAAAGTTTTAAGTTTTTCTTCTTCAGATTCTTGTAGACCAAGTGGTCCAGTAAGAATAGTAGATTTTCTACCTTTTCTTTTTCTTTCAATAGCAGCTTGTTCTTTTGCAATTTTTTCATCTCTTTCTTGAATTTCTTTTTTTTCTGCTTCTGTCATTCCTTTTTCTTTAACAACAGGTGGTTCAATTACAGGGGGTGGTGGTGCAGGTTGCACAGGTGGCAGAGTAGGTGTCTTTGGTTTAAATATTGATCCCATAATTAAATAATCCTGTAATCATTATCTGCTACACTTTGTGGCGCAGTTTGTCTAGTATTAATTTCTTGGAGACCAACTGCAAGGTAGCGCATTGCATCACAAGCATGTGAACTCCAATCGTGTACAGGTTTTGATCTGAACATTCTATTTTTGTCGATGTACTTCCTGTGGTAATGTCTTAACGCATCTATTAAGTTTTTGCAATGGTCAACATCAATCCAACATCTAGGTAGCATCATCGTTACTGCGTGGATACCTTCTTCTACTGGTAGCTTCGGTACTACTTTAAACCTAATTCCTAACTGATATGCTATCTCTCTTCTAGTCTTTCCATTGCCGAACTCCTGTACCTCAATGTCGTGTGGAGCAAAGTGATCTTTGTAGATGTAAGGTTTTTCTTCTAACAACTGGATGTAGTGTGGTAAGCCATGACCTCGTTCTTCATGGTAGTCTATTATCTGCACTCCTGTTCCTTTTTGTTGAAAAAATATAATACTACTGTGGTCTGCAACACCGAGATCCCAGGCAGTTGAGACAGGCAAAGTGGGATCGTAGGGAACTCTAGCTAATTGGTTCTTGTCATCTAGTTTGTTCATTTCATCGCCATATATTGCACCTTCTATGTTTGCTATCCAATCACACTCAAATTCTTGTAGGTACTTCTTTTCACCCATAACTTCTTTTGCTTTTTCTAATTCTTCTGGGTCTACAATTTTAGTATCACTTGCTTTGGCTTTGTAGTTAAACCAATCTTCTGCACCATTTGCGTGTTGGTATAGATCATAGAAGTTGTTGTTCATTCCAGCAGGTGTACCAATGAACACACAATAACCTTTACGATCTGATAGAGCTGGTCTAATTATTTCTGCAAAGAGTTTACCATCAATGTTAGCGTATTCATCGATGACACATCCATCTAGGTATATACCTCTTAACCCATCTGAGTTTTCTGCACCAAGCAATGTTATTCTTGAACCATTAGGTAGATCAACTCTTAGTTCTGTTTCGTTAAACTTAGTGTTTGGTATCTTTGCTGTAAACTGCTTCATGTAATCCCATGCAATAGACTTTGCTTGTTTAAAGGTTGGAGCAATGTAAGCAAATCTAGGATTCTTATGTTTGCACATTAATGCTGATCTAATCAAATGATTAATCATACATACTGTTTTGCCAAACCTTCTGTGGCACACGAGAACACTCCATCTGTATCTATTGATCTGTTGATGTAAATAAGATTGATGTTTTCTCGGAGTATAAGGGATTTTGATATTCATTAGTGTATCATCTTAGATCTTCTAACATTTATTAATGGATCATAATCTACACCTAATGTCATCATAACATAATCAGTAAACAGCTCTGCTGCTATCGCATTAGGTAAGCCAATAAATCTAATAATAACATTATTGGTTTTTTTATCAATATAAGCAATACAATCTAAATCTTCGGTATTAAGATAATCCATATACTACATCTAGTGTATTTAAGTTTTGAAACAATAAAAAAAATAAAATTTGAAAAGGTGTTAATAAATGGGTGCAGGGTTGTTTGTGGGTATGGCTATGTCTGTGTGTCTGTTATCAAATCCTATGTATATATATATAATAAACTTACACCATAATTTTGGGGGTAGGGGGGTATTGCATTCTATAAATATAGCCAAAACTACAACAGAATATTACTAATGATAATAAATGTTATCAATAGTTATTCCTATAACTATTAATTATCGGAAATATATAGGTCAATATTGTTGACCGATTGTCATGACGCATAAAAAGAAACTGACGCGTCAATATAAGAATAGGATCATTTTAAACTTTTATAACTTCTCTAATCTTTAAACTGCGTCAATTTGTCAACTTACATTAATTAACCAATATATTAAATTAAACGAAACAAACAAAACAAAGGAAACAAAAATGAACAATAACAAAGAACATTGGATATATTCTTTTGATGATGATAAAAATATATCTTTTGCAATCGCTTCTGTATTAAATGGATATTTTGAAAATGAGTATGATTTCATAAATAACATAGAAGCTATTCAATCTGTTCATCATTTAAACAAAACTCAAGCTAAAAAAGTTATTAATAAAGCTAATGAGTACATAAACAAAAAAAAAGGAAACAATAATGATCTATAAAATATTATTCTTTGTATTTACTACAACCTTTTTAACTTCATTAATGCTTTATATCTTGCATTTATGGTCAATCTAATATGCGACATCTTGTCAACTATAAAAATAAAATAACAACAATTATAACAATAGAAAACAAATAACAAAGGGAAAACAATGAAAACACAAATAGACCAAAAAAGCCTATACACTCAAACAATAGGAAACAATCAAGTATTTTATAGCTATAATACAACAGTAGCAATTAAGACGCCTGTTGATACTTATGTTTGCGAGAATGTATGGTCAGTAACTACAGCGAAACACTTAAACAGAATAGAGGAATTAACAGGAAGCAACAGAGAATATCGTATGAGATATAAAGATTTTGTTAATCTTCTTGAGAACAAAAACATAGACAAAAAATACATATAACAGAAAGGATAAAAAAAAATGAAATATGAAGATCAATACAATGATTGGTTAGATGAGCTTTATGACACAGGAATTTGGAATTTTTCCAAACTCTTAAAAGATAGCGATCCGATTGCCTATAATGTAGGTTATGATGATTATCTTGACGCAAACAATTTAAACGAAGATGAGGAAGATGAGGAAAATGAATTGGCAAGATAAGATCATTAAAAAAGTTAATGAACAAGCCAAAAAAGAGGGTGTGAGGTGCGACTGTTCGCACCCTTTTTTTCATAGAATAATTGCAATACAAAACAGCAAAGAAAAAACAATAACAAAACATAAACAAAAACAGAAAGCGAGTAAATAAAATGACAGATAAAAACTTTGAATTAGCGTGTGAATTAGCTGATGATTTATACTTTAAATTTATAGATAATTTAAGCGATGATATAGCAAGTGAGTTTGTAATTGATGACAAAGAAAATATAGGTAGTACAAAGAACACCGAAAAAGGTAGCAATTTATATTGGGAACTAGAAAGCACAATTAAAAACGCATTAGATAAACAAACAGAAAGCGAGGATAAATAACATGGCAAAAAAATATTTAGTAAAATTTAATTGTATCGTTGGGGAATACGAGCATTTAACTAGCTATATTTTTGATAAAAAAATGACAGAATATGGGTATTGCAAAAAATTTTGGGGGTTAGAAAAAAAGCATGAATTAAAAACTAATGTTTTTTGGGATAACTTTATGGAAAATGCAATAGAGGTTTATTCGGAAACAGAATTAACAAAAGATCAATATAACACAATGCAAAAATTAGGTGTGGCATAATGACAGATATAAATTTTTATAGTTGCGTAGTAATTTTATTTGTAATGATAGTATTAATAATAACAATATAGAAAGGGAAATAACATGGAAACAAAAACAAGTTGGTGGAAACTAACAATAGAAGATTATCCAAACTATAAACCTAATGATGTTGATCTTGAGCATATAGCTGAAATGATTAAGCAAGGTTATGATCAAGGGGAATTAATACAAGAAGATGAAAGCGAGGAATAAATGAAAATAAAAAAAGTAATAGATCAGCTACAACATTATGTGGATAATTATGGAGAAGATGTTGAAGTTGATTTTAAAATGGTAGCACCAGAAAATATATGTGATGATGACAGTATGGATATTGATATAAATTTTGAGGGTGAAATAGGTACGTCATTATTACCAGAAAAAGTTGAAATAGGTTTTACTTATGATGACAAAAAAGATTGGTCACATGATTGGAAATCACAATTAGAAAGCGAGGAATAAATGAATAATAAAGATTATGTGTGTATTTCTTGTGATGTAATGATTAATATTTTTACAGAAATAAAACAAAAAAATTTAAATATTAATCAAGGTTGGTTGTATGATTTAACAGACCAAATAGATTGGAGTTTAAATATTCTTAAAGATAATAAACATAGAGATTATCAAGAATTAAAAAAAAAATATAACAAAATAGAAAGCGAGGAATAAATGAAAAAACAATACACATTTTGGAGAGATGTTAGAAAACATATAAGAGAAGAATGTATAATAGAAGCAGATAGTTTAGAGAAAGCTACTATTTTACACAATGAAGGAATGGCAGAATATGAAGAAGTTGATTGTTTCTTTGAAGATATTATGGATGAGGGAACAGAGGAAAGCGAGGAATAATGGCAGTAGATTTTGACGCTTTAGATTTAGTTAGAACTAGAAACAAAGCTAAAAGATATGAAGCAATTAAGCAACAACAAAGAGAACAAAAAGAAAAAAATATAAAATATTTCATGAACCAATTAAGTGAAATAAAAATAGACCATGACTTATGTAATGATCCTGCAGTTAAGAATTTATTGTTGGATAAGTGGCTCGGAGTGGTTAAGTTGTGCGTAAAAAAAATAGAGGAGAAATAAAAATGGAACTATTAAAACAAAAACTTAAAACTAAAAAATATCAATATTTATATTTAAAAAAAAAATTAGATTTAAAAGAACAATATTATGATCATTGGATAGATACTACAGGAATGGGATCTGAAATTTTAAGTGAAGAAAAAAGATTTAAGCATTTACATAAATGGTTAGAAAGAATTAACAATAAATATAATTATGCATAAACAACTACAACAAAATTTATCTGTAAGGGAATTGACAAAAATATTATTCAATACTCTTAAAGATGAAAATGGTCTAGCGATTAGAATGATTGTTAG